CGCGGTCGGCTTGAGGTGGTCTCGGGGCGCGTGATGCTCTGAGGCTTGCACGTCGGCCGGATCGGTCGTATATGTGGGGCGACTGGAAGCACTGTCACGATTACGGAGCAAGCAGACGATGGCCGGCGGACGACCGAGTACCTACACCGAAGAGATGGGCAACCTGATCTGTGACAAGCTCACAGAGGGCATGAGCGTGCGCAAGCTGTGCAAGATGGATGGCTTCCCGAACCCGTCGACGATCTACGTGTGGATCGATCGCTTCCCCGAGTTCGCCGAGCGCTACGCCCGCGCGCGCGAAACCGCCACGGAGGACATGCTCGAGGACATCCTCGAGATCGCCGACGACCCCACGATCGACACGCAGGAGAAGCGCGTGCGCATCGACACGCGCAAGTGGGCCATGGGCAAGCTCAAGCCGAAGAAGTACGGCGAGAAGACCACGCACGAGGTCGGCAACAAGGAGGGCGAGACGCTCAAGGTCGACAACAGCATCGACACCGTCGCCCTCACGCTGCGGCTCGCTGATGCGCTGCTCAACAAGGGCGAGTGACGCGCGGCAGTATGCTCGACGTCGAGGCCGCCCTCAAACAACTCGAACCGCTTCAGGTTGTCCACCTCGACTGGCAGGCGCGCTGGCGTGGCACTGCGCGCCCGAACCAGATCGTACCCAAGACTGACTGGACCGAGTGTGGCTACCTCGCCGGGCGCGGCTTCGGCAAGACACGCGTCGGGGCCGAGTGGCTCACGCGCGCCGTCTATCAGGATCCGAGCGGCTTCGACAGCTGCGTGATCGCGCCGACCTATCAGGACGTCAAGTTCACCTGCTTCGAGGGTGAGAGCGGGATCCTGTCCGTCCTGCCGCCCGAGCTGCTCGTCGAGCACAACAAGTCCGACATGATCATCAAGATGCGCAACATCGCTGGCGGCGTCAGCACGATACGCGGCTTCACGGCCGAGAAGCCCGAGCGACTGCGCGGGCCGCAGCACACGCGCGGCTGGTTCGACGAGCTGGCGGCGTGGCAGTATGACGAGGATACGTGGGACATGGCCATGATGGGCCTGCGCCTCGGCGTCAGCCCGCAGGTACTGTGGACGACGACGCCCAAGCCGAGGGAGCTGATCCGCCGCCTCAGCAAGCCACAGGACAAGCGCATCATCGTGCGCGGCTCGACCTTCGACAACAAGGCCAACCTGCCCGACAGCTTCTTCAGGCAGCTCGAGCAGTACGAGGGCACGACGATCGGCAGGCAGGAGCTGTACGGCGAGCTGATCGACCCCGAAGAGAGCGGCATCATCAAGCGCAGCGACTTCCGCCTGTGGCCGTCCAAGCAGCCGCTGCCCGCCTTCGACTACATCATCATGAGCCTCGACACCGCCTTCACCGAGGCGACGTACGACAAGAAGAAGGGCGACCCCGACAGCACGGCCTGCGTCGTGATGGGCAGCTTCCACGACAAGGAGGGCAACAGCCACCTCATCGTGCTGGACTGCTGGTCGGACCAGCTCGGCATGCCCGACCTGATCAAGCGCGTGAAGCGCGAGCTGAACACGGCCTATGGCGGTGACGAGGACGCGGCGCTGGTCAAGCCGCTCTTCGGCAGCGACAAGCCCCGCACGTCGGGCCGCAAGCCGGACATGCTGCTGATCGAGGACAAGGGCAGCGGCATCAGCCTGCGGCAGATGCTCGAGCGTGAGGGCCTGCTGGCCTACGCCTACAACCCCGGCCGCGCCGACAAGCTGGCGCGCCTGCACATGGTCAGCCACATCTTCGCCCGCAAGCGCGTCTGGCTGCCGGAGAGCGACGCGCACCCCGGCCGACCGCGCAACTGGATCGAGCCGATGCTGGCGCAGGTGTGCGCCTTCACCGGTCCGGGCAGCATCAAGCACGACGACTATGTCGACGCCCTGACGCAGGTCGTCAGGCTCTGCATCGACAAAGGGCTCGTCTCCGTGCTAAAGACCAAAAAAGACCAGCAGCATCGACCCCCGCCCAGCGCGGCGGTCAATCCCTACAGCCAATGAAGGACTGAGGCATGGACGAAGACGAGATGCCCGAGGGCGAGTATCAGGAACTGCCCGACGTCGCAGACGACGTCGAGGATACGCCTGACGGAGGCGCGATCGTCCGCCTCGATGACGGGGACGACGAGCCCCGCCCAGCCGAGAGCGAGTTCTACGCCAACCTCGCCGAGGACATGAGCGAGAGCGAGCTGGCCAGCATCTCCTCGACCTACCTCGACCTGATCAGCAAGGACAAGGAGGCGCGCAAGAAGCGCGACGAGCAGTACGAAGAGGGCCTACGCCGCACCGGCCTCGGAGAGGACGCGCCCGGCGGCGCGCAGTTCCAAGGCGCGAACAAGGTCGTCCACCCGCTCATGACCGAGGCCTGCGTCGACTTCGCGGCGCGCGCCATGAAGGAGATCTTCCCGCCGCAGGGCCCGGCCAAGGACTACATCCCCGGCGAGGCGACGCAGGAGAAGGTCAACAAGGCCAAGCGCAAGAGTTCCCTGCTCAACTGGCAGATGACGGTGCAGTGCCCCGAGGTGCGTGCCGAACTCGAGCAGCTGATGACGCAGGTGCCGCTGGGCGGCGCGCAGTACCTCAAGCTGGGCTGGGACGAGCGGCGCAACCGGCCGACGTTCCTGTTCGTGCCGATCGACGACATCTACCTGCCCTACGCCGCCACCAACTTCTACACGGCACAGCGCCGCACGCACGTCCAGTACCTGACGCAGCTCGACTACGAAGAGCGCGTCGCCGAGGGCATGTACCGCGACGTCGAGTTGTCGCCGTCAGGCATGGAGCCCGAGCAGTCCGTGGCCGGTGTGGCCAACGACAAGATCGAGGGACGCGACCCGACGAGCTACAACGAGGACGGCCTGCGCATCGTCTACGAGATCTACGCCATGACGCGGATCGGCGACGACGAGGAGGCCTACCCCTACATCATCAGCGTCGACAAGCCGACGGGCAAGGTGCTCTCGATCTACCGCAACTGGATCGAGGAGGACGAATACCCCGAGGAGATGCAGTGGTTCGTCGAGTGGCCATTCATCCCGTGGCGCGGCGCGTACCCGATCGGCCTGCCGCACATGATCGGCGGCCTGTCCGGCGCGGCGACGGGCGCACTGCGCGCCCTGCTCGACAGCGCGCACATCAGCAACAGCCAGACCATGCTCAAGCTCAAGGGCGGCACGGCTGGCGGGCAGAGCCTGTCGATCCAGCCCGGCCAGACCGAGGAGATCGAGGGCGGCCTGAACGTCGACGACGTGCGCAAGCTGGCCATGCCGCTGCCGTACAACCCGCCATCGCCGGTTCTCTTCCAGCTGCTGGGCTTCCTCGTCGAGGCGGGCAAGGGCGTCGTGCGCACGTCGATGGACGACATCGCCGACGGCAACCCCAACGCGCCGGTCGGCACGACGCTGGCCAAGCTCGAGCAGGGTGCGGTCGTCTACTCGGCCATCCACGCACGCCTGCACGACGCCATGGCGCGCATGCTGCGGATCCTCGACCGCCTCAACGGCCACAACCTTGACGACGATCGCCTCGAGACCGACGCGGGCGAGGAGCTGGCGTCGCGCGCTGACTTCGACGGCGTCCTCGACGTCGTGCCGGTGTCCGACCCGAACATCTTCAGCGAGGCGCAACGCTACGCGCAGATACAGGCCGTCGCCCAGCGCGCGGCCGCACTGCCGCAGCTCTACAACATGCGCAAGGTCGAGGAGCGTATCCTCGATACGCTCAAGATCCCGAACTCCAAAGACCTGCTCAACCCGCCGATGGAGCCGACCGAGCAGAACGCCGTCAACGAGAACGTCGCGGCGTCTCTGGGTCGGCCGGTCACGGCCTTCCCCGAGCAGGACCACCTCGCGCACCTGCAGACGCACATCTCATATCTGATGAGCCCGACGTTCGGATCGAACCCGATCTTCGCGCCGGTGTACATCCCCGCCATCCTCAACCACCTCAAGGAGCACGTCGCCCTGTGGTACGCCTCGACCGTCTTCGACGTGTCGACCGAGGCCATGGACGGCAAGGATCTGGGCGAGGCCATGCGCGAGATGAGCCCGAAGGACACGCAGGGTCGCAAGGCCCTCGACCGCATGCTCTCCGAGGCCAGCACCACGGCGCTGACTGAGGGCGGCCAGATCTTCCAGCAGCTGCCGCAGATCATCCAGCAGGCGCAGCAGATCATGCAGCAGTTCCAACAGCAGCCGATGCAGGATCCGCGCCTCGCCATCGAGACGCAGAAGCTGCAGCTCGAGGGGCAGAAGGCGCAGCAGGCCGCCCAGAAGATGCAGATGGACGCGCAGATGGAAGGGCAGAAGCTGCAGCTGGATGGCCAGCGCATGCAGATGGACGCGCAGATGGACGCCGCCGAGCTGCAGGCCAAGGTCGCCATGGAGCAGCAGCGTCAGCAGTCCGAGGACGCGCG